AAAGATACTGGCCACCAGATCAAATACCCATTGCGCGCACGATTCACCAAAGGTGGGCGAGCCTGGGGCGTCCACAATCTTTAATTCCTTAAATATAGCCAGCACCTTTGACGGATTCTTTGGGCATAATCAAACCCAACCAACCGTAAAATCAGAGGTAAATCATGGCAAGAGGCGGTTTTCGACCCGGCGCTGGACGCCCCAAAGGCACCACAAAAATAGCGGGGATTGTGGCTGCCGTAAAAAAGACAGAAAAGGCGAAAGCGACCGTAAACGCTGTACAAGCTGCTATGCAAATCGTAGCGGTTCCCGAGCAATTGCTGGTCGAAAACTTCCCCGATTCGCTATCATTTTTGCGTGCCTGTATGAATTGCCACACCCTGCCTGTGGACACCCGCAAAGACGCGGCAAAAGCCCTGGCGCCATACGAGTTTGGCAAGAAGGCCGACGCCAAGGTTGAGGCACCTAAACGCACGGCCGAGCCCAAATTTGCTGCCGCCCAGCCCCCGAAGCTGGTAGCGCGCAATGGTTAATTGGACGACGGCGTGCCCCGATTGGGGCGACAGGATTAAAACCGGGCGCTCCATAATTCCGCCGCCCATATTTCCTGAACAGGCCGAGCAGGCGCTGGCTATATTTAAGGAATTAAAGATTGTGGACGCCCCAGGCTCGCCCACCTTTGGTGAATCGTGCGCGCAATGGGTATTTGATCTGGTGGCCAGTATCTTTGGTGCCTATGACGCTACCAGCGGGCGCCGGTTGATTCAGGAGTGGTTTGTTCTGATCCCAAAAAAGAACAGCAAAAGCACCCTCGCCGCGGGGATCATGATGACTGCGATGATTTTGAACTGGCGGCAGTCTGCCGGGTTCACCGTCCTGGCACCCACAGTGGAGGTCGCCGGTAACGCTTTCAGCCCGGCCCGCGACATGGTGCGCAAAGACGAGGAATTAGACGCCTTGATGCATGTGCAGGGCCACATCAAGACCATTACCAACCGCGACACCAACGCTACCTTAAAGGTATTGGCCGCCGACCAAAACACCGTTGGCGGCATCAAAAGTGTGGGCACCCTCATTGACGAATTGCATTTATTTGGCAAACAAATTGGCGCGTCGGCCATGTTTGTGGAGGCCATTGGGGGCCTGGCCAGCCGTCCCGAGGGTTTTGTCATTTACTTGACCACACAAAGTGACGAACCACCGGCAGGCGTGTTTAAAGAAAAGCTCGATTACGCCCGCGACGTGCGCGACGGCATCATTCACGACCCGCATTTTGTGCCGGTTATCTTTGAACACCCCGTCGATATTGTCGAAAAAGGCGGCCATTTATTGCTGGAAAACCTGGCAATGGTGAACCCAAACATCGGATTTTCGGTCGATAACGTCTTTTTAGAGCGGGAATTTAAGAAAGCCAAGGACACCAACGAGGCAGCGTTTCGTGGCTTCATGGCCAAGCACGGCAATGTGGAAATCGGCCTCAATCTGCGCTCCGACCGCTGGGCCGGTGCCGACTACTGGGAGCGGCAGGGCCGCCCACACGTCACGTTTGACTACCTGATGACGCACAGCGACATTGTTGACGTTGGCATCGACGGCGGCGGCCTGGACGACCTTTTAGGGCTGGCACTGGTAGGCCGGGAGCCCACCACCGGCCGGTGGCTGCACTGGGGGCATGCGTGGGCACACCCAAGCGTCATGGAGCGCCGCAAAGGCGAGGCCGCACGCTTCAAGGACTTCGCCAACGACGGCGACCTGACCCTGGTAGCCCACGTTGGCGACGACGTGGTGGGGCTGGTGGCTGTCATCAAGCGGGTCTACGAGGCGGGCCTGCTGGACAAGATCGGGGTCGACCAGCACGGCATCGGGTCGATCATTGACGCGCTGGTGGCCGAGGGCATCCCCGAGGATCTGTTGGTCGGTATCAGCCAGGGCTGGAAGCTGCAGGGCGCCATCAAGACGGTAGAGCGCAAGTTGGCCGAGGGCAAATTTATCCACGGCGGCCGACCCCTCATGGCATGGAGTGTGGGCAACGCGCGCATTATTCCGGCAGGTAACGCAATCGCCATCACAAAGCAGGCCAGCGGGTTCGCTAAAATCGACCCGTTAATGGCATTGCTGGACGCGGCGCAGCTTATGAGCTTGAACCCGGAGGCGGGCGGCTTGTTTGACGACTTTATCTCTAACCCATTGGGGCAAAAATGAATATCTTTTACAGCTTCTCCAACTGGGTCATGGGCGGTTTGCGCCGGGCGCTCGGCATCCAGTACACATCGCCCGGCAGTTATGCCAACGATGCTGCCAGCACCGTGACGTTCGACACGGCGATGCAGTTGTCGGCGGTATGGTCGTGCGTCAAGTTGCTGGCGGAAACGGTTTCCAGCCTGCCGCTGACCATTTACAAGATCAGTGCCGACGGCACGCGCAAGGCGGCTGACACCCACGCCCTGAGCATCCTGTTCGCGGGCAAGGTCAACCAGTACCAAACCAGAATCGAATTTTTTGAGACTGTAATCCTGAACCTGGTCATGTATGGCAACGCCTATTGCCACATACAGCGCCTTGGCGACCGCATCGTGGGCCTGCTGCCGCTCAATTCGCCGCAAATGGAAGTCACCCTCCTGGCCGACGGCTCCATGGTCTACACGTACCAGACCGACGGCGGCCTGCAAGTATTTGCCAGCGCGAGCGTGTGGCACCTCAAATTGATGGGTTCGGGCACTGTGGGTATGAGCCCCCTGGCCTACCAGCGCAACACCTTGGGCATCGCCCAGGCCGCAGAAGGTGCTGTGACCAAGATTTACCGCAACGGGGCCAAGCCAAGCGGCGTGCTGTCAATGGACAAGATATTGACGCCCGCCCAACGCGCACTGATTCGGTCCAACTTCGATACGCTTGTCACCAGCGACGACGACCGGCTCATGGTGCTTGAGGGTGGCATGAAATTCGACACGATCAGCATGAGCCCACAGGATATTGAACTGCTATCCAGCCGTAAATTCCAAATTGGGGAGATTTGCCGCTGGTACGGCGTGCCGTCGGTCATGGTGAACGACAACAACGGCACTACCGTGTGGGGGTCCGGAATTTCGCAGATCGTGGAGGGCTTTTACAAGCTGACCCTGCGCCCACTGCTGGAAAAGATTGAGTTGTCGGCCCAAGTCCACCTGCTATCGGCCAGCGAGCGGTCGCGCATGGAGTTTGCCTTCGACTTTGACGCTCTGCTGCGGTCTGACATCAAATCGCGCTTTGAAGCGTACCGCGTGGGCATCGCGTCTGGTGTCTTGATGCCGAACGAGGCCCGCAAGGCTGAGAATTTGACCCCCGCAGAGGGTGGCGACCAGTTGCTGATACAGGGCGCTATGATCCCAATATCTATGGCAGGTAAAATGCAGGCACAAACCGGGGCACAAAATGACAATACTGACCAAAACACTGGCACTGCAGGCGCTTGAGCTTAAATTTGCCGACGGTGGCATGAAGTTCTCGGGCTATGCGTCGAAATTCGGCTTGGTTGACAGCTATGGTGACACCATCGTGCCGGGTGCCTACAAGGACACGCTGGTGGGGCGCGACCGGCCCATTCGCATGCGCTGGAATCATTACGGCCCGGTCATCGGCAAGTGGCTGAGTCTTGCCGAGGATTCTGTGGGCCTGATGGTCGAGGGCGAGCTGACGCCCGACCACCGGGTTGCAATGGACGCATACGCCAGCATGAAGCATGGTGCCGTCGACGGCATGAGCATTGGCTACATTCCTGAAAAGTCGGTTGAGAATCACGCCACCGGCACGCGGTTGCTGGAAAAGATCAAACTGATTGAAATTAGCGTTGTGGAGGAACCGGCAGACCTTGGCGCCCGCATTGAAGCGGTAAAGTCTGCGTCTACAATACGTGAAATTGAGGCCATTCTGAGGGATTCAGGTGGGTTTTCAAGGGGTGATGCGCAAACACTGGTATCGCGCATCAAGTCCATGTTGCAAGGGGAGCTTGCGGCAGAAGAAAAAGCAAGGCAAGAGATTGCTGCGCTGTTCCAGCGGTACTCGTAATAACCCTCAAGGAAAATTTATCATGAAACACTCTCGTTTGGTATTCGGGGCAATTCTGGCCCTATTCGCATTCGCCGCCAATGCCATGGGCGCCGATCTTTCTCACATTGCTGCTGCCGGTCTTGCCTTTGGTATGGTTGGTGAGGTTGGTGTGGATATGAAGGCAGTCATTGAAGCCGGGCTCAAGGCCCAAGGCGACAAGTTGCAAGCGGCAATCGAAAAGTTTGAAGGCCAACTGGCTGAAAAAGGCAAGGTTGACACTGAGGTCAAGGGTGAAGTGCGCGAACTGTCCGAGCAGTACAAGCAAATCTCCGCGAACCTGGCTGAATTGGCACAAAAGCAAAACTCGTTGGCATCCGGCCCGGCCCCCGTGCTGTCCGCTGCTGAAGAATTTGTCAAGTCGCCACAATATGCGGCCCTGGTCAAAGGTGACGTGCAACGCGCACGTATCGAAGTGAAAAACACCGTCACAAGCGGTTCCACTACGGTGTTCCCTGACCAGAAACCTGGCATCATCCCTGGCAACTTCCTGCCCGTGACCATTCGCGCCGCGCTGAATGCCGTGCCCGTGACTGGCAACATGGTGAACAGCTTGCGCGAACTGGCGTGGACAAACTCCGCCGCCGAAGTCTCGCAAGGTGCTGCCAAGAACGAATCGGACATTACGTTTGAGCAGTACAACGTGCCGATCACCACAGTTGCGCACTGGATCAAGATCAGTAACCAGTTGCTGGCCGACGCGCCCGCCGTGGTCGCCTACATTGACACCCGGTTGCGTGATGGCTTGGCCCAGCGCGTTGACGCTCAGTTGCTGAACGGTAACGGCACCTCGCCCAACCTGTCTGGCCTGACCGACTCTGGCAACTACACGGCTTACACGCCCACAAGCGATGACAACCTCGTGGACGCCATCAACCGGGCAAAGTACACAATGTGGGCGACCGGCAACACGCCTGACACCGTGATTGTTAACCCTGCCACATGGGGTCAAATGGAGCGCACGCGCGAAGGTGCTGGCACCGGCATGTACCTGTACGGTATGCCCGGCTTTGCTGCCGGTATGAACCCATTTGGTCTGCGTGTAGTTCTGAGCAACAACATGCCCGCCGCCAAATTCTTGGTTGCAGCATTGCGCGGCTCTGCGACGCTCTACAACCGTTCCGGCGCTGTGGTGGAAATGGGCTATGTGAATGCCGACTTCACCAACAACCTGATTACAATCCGCGCTGAGGAACGATTGGGCCTTGGCTGCGAGCGCCCTGCTGGTGTGTATTATGGTGACTGGACAACGACATAATACGGTCGCGGTTCGCTAACAGAATGGGGCCGCGTGCCCCATTTTTATTGGAGTATTTG